CGACATCTTCTTCCAGCTCTTGTGCTTCGGGGAGGTGATCTACGGATGAAACTTCGCAAGCGAACCCACGGCATCTGGATGCTGGACTACACCGACCCCGGAGGTAACCGGAAGCGAGTGAGTCTTGGCACCCGAGACAAAGCTCAGGCCCAAGCCGAGGCCAAGGACATCCTCGCCGGGACTTCCCCTACCAAGGGCATCGGCCACATGCCGACCCTAGGGGAGGCCCTAGAGGACACCTATGAGCGCATCTGGTCACACCAGAAGGGCCACCGCTCCATGTTCGTTCAGGTACGAGCCCTGTCCCGCAAGTACGGTGACACCCTGCTGGCTGACATCACCTACGAGACCCTCAACGATTGGGTCGGGTGCCTCCGCAAGGAGGGACTCAAGAACGCAACCATCAACCGCAAGCTCAGTGCGATCTCCAAGGCCATGACCGAGGCAGTGAAGCTGGGCAAGCTGGGCTCCAAGCCACCCATCCCCCGGCTGGTGGAGCGTAACAAGAAGCTCCGCTGGATCACGCCCGAGGAGGAGGAGCTGCTGCTGAAGACCTTGCTCGATGAGTCAGTCATCATCAAGGCCTCCGAGCAGTTCGTCATGCGTCATGTGATTATCGTGCTGGTGGACACCGGCATGCGTCTCGGTTAGCTGTTGAAGCTGGAGCCTGAGCAGATCACGACCCGCTCTGTGCGCCTGCTGGACACGAAGAACAGCAAAAGCAGGGCTATCCCCCTGACCAAGCGAGCATCGTCCAGCCTCGCCGCTCTCTCGCGGTCTCAGGCATGGGATGAGCTTCAGTCACGCGCTGACCGGGGCTCAGACCGGCTCATCAAGCTCTTCACCAAGGTCAGGAACGCTGCTGGCCTGCCCGATGTCAGTCTGCACACCCTGAGGCATACCTGTGCCTCGCGTCTGGTGCAGGCAGGCGTCGATCTCTACCGAGTCAAGCAGTGGCTGGGTCACTCCAGTATCACCGTCACAGAACGCTACGCTCACCTCTCTCCGTCGAGCCTCGATGGCGCACTTTTGGCACTTGAGAATCCACAGGTGCAACCGTCTGGCACAACCGGCACAGATAAGGCACACTTGCGTCTGGTCAAATGACCTAAGTCATTGACTGCGCGACCTGCCCGGGTGGCGGAACTGGTAGACGCAGCGGACTCAAAATCCGCCGATGGTGACATCGTGACGGGCTTCGAGACAGACCCCCTTGGCACACACTGTGCCTTGGGGGCTCTTTTTTTATGCCTATGCATCCACCCGTGATAACTTTGCCTAGGTGTATTCCTAAGTACAGAAACTAGGAGGTTCCCCTATTGAGTAACCTTAAAGATTCCCTTCATACATCCCCCCTTACAGTAAAGCCTTCTTTAGAAGACATTGAGATGTCCCTAGAGGAGGAAGCCTTAAGCCTAGGCGCGAGACGCTACCGTAAAGAGCGTCCTCTCCCGTGGAGAGATGAGACCGCGAAGCCTAAGGATGAGACCGATCTGCCTCCCGGCCAAGCCCTCCTCCGTCGAACCATCGAACCCTTCTCTGAAGCCATTGAAGAGTTCGTCGAGTCTGCGATGGCAGGCAAGGCCCAACATCGGGCGAGGTCAGTCAAGTACCTCGATGTCTTCGATCCCGGTGCTGTCGCATACCTCACGGTTCGTCATTGCATCAACCTTGGTCGAGTCAATCGAAGCCTGACGAGTGCAGCTCTTCAGGTAGCGACTGCCTTGGAAGAGCATCTCATGTTCACCGAATTTTCCGAGACCGACCCCGGTCTGCTGAAGCTCACTGAGCGCAAGCTGACAAGGTCAACCTCTGGCTCTCACCGTCGAGCTGTCATGCGCCATGCGCTGAAGCTGACCGACATCAAGGGCCTTGAGTGGACGAAGACCGACAAGCTCCATGTCGGCACCAAGCTGATTGATCTCATGGTTCAGGTCACTGGCCTGTGCGAGATCGTCATGGAGAAGGAAGGTCGGAAGACTGTCTACAACCTGTGCCTGTCCGAGAAGACTCAGGAGTGGCTGGAGCGTCAGCACTCAAGGTGCGAGCTTCTGTCCCCGATCTACATGCCCATGGTGTGTCCCCCGAAGGATTGGTCTCACCCGCTTGGGGGAGGCTACCTGAGTGGGGCTCTCAACAGCCGTCTGGCGATGGTCAAGGTATGGCGCAACCCCAATGTTCTCGATGAGCTGTTCAACACGCACATGCCCGAGGTCTACTCAGCGGTCAACGCTCTCCAGCGTACCCCTTGGAGGATCAACAAGGGCGTCCATGCGATTGCGGCCCAGCTATGGGCCAGCTCAAGCTCCATTGGTGGTCTCCCAGACAGGGATGACCTCCCACTCCCGCCAACGCCTAGCTGGCTGGCTGAAGGAATGACCCATGAGGACATGACCAAGCAGCAGAAGCAGGCCTTCAACGAGTGGAAAGCGGAGAGAGCTGCGGTCTACACCGCTAACGCAAGGCTCCGCTCCAAGAGATTCAGCGTCAGTCAGCAGCTCTGGCTGGGCGACAAGTTCTCTGAGTTCGAGGCTATCTACTTCCCGTATCAGCTCGACTTCCGGGGACGCATCTATGCGATCCCGTCGCTGGTCAACCCTCAGGCAGACGACCTTGGTCGAGGCCTGTTGGAGTTCGCTGATGGCAAGCCGCTTGGCCCGGAAGGGTGGAAGTGGCTGGCTATTCATATCGCCAACCTCTTCGGAGTGGACAAGGTCAGCTACGATGACCGGCTCCAGTGGACGCTGGACAACTCCGACGCGCTGCTGGACTCAGGCCTGCGCCCCCTCGACGGGGAACAGTTCTGGACTACGGCTGATGGAGGAGCGAACGCATGGCAGGCCCTAGCGGCATGCCGTGAGTGGGCTGGCTACATCATGCAGGGCGAAGACTATGTCTCTCATCTGCCCATCGGCATGGATGGCTCCTGTTCCGGGCTGCAACATTTCAGCGCACTGCTGAAGGACAGTCAGGGTGGAGCTGCGGTCAATCTCGTCCCCGGCGAGAAGCCTGCGGACATCTACACCACCGTCGCCAACAAGGTGATCGAACGGCTGGAGACTCTGAGCGAACCCGAAGCCCTCGCATGGCGAGACAAGGTGAAGCGTTCGATAGTCAAGCAGCCCGCGATGACCTACGCCTATTCGGTGACCCGGGTCGGCATCAGGGATCAGATTCAGGCAGCACTCCGCAAGGAGGACGCCACCGGCCAGTACCTCGACGGACTCTCCTACTACAAGGCGGCGAGCTTTCTCGCCCCGCTGGTGCTGGAGGCTATCGAGGACACCGTCATCGCCGCAGCAGGCGCAATGAAGTGGCTTCAGGAGATGTCCCGCGTGGTCTCTGACCACAACATCCCGATCCAGTGGACAAGCCCCGCAGGCCTGCCCGTGGTGCAGCGTCGGATGAAACGCTCATCCAAGCAGCATCCGGTCTGGGTGGAAGGCAGGCGCGTACAGCTACGCCTTCACGAAGACACCGACAAGATCGACGGCAGAGGTCAGTCCTCATCCATCGCCCCGAACTTCGTCCACAGTCTGGACTCAGCGCACCTGATGAAGACCGTCAATGCGCTGGTGGAGACCCACGGTTTCCAACACTTCGCCATGATTCACGACTCGTTCGGCGTACACGCCTGCGATGTCGAGGACTTACATCAGACGCTGAGGGAAACCTTCGTGCGGATGTACCAGACCGATTGGCTTGGTGAGTTCCAGCGAGAGGTCGAAGAACTCCTACGAGACGAAGACATTGAGCAGCCCGAGCGGCCACCGTTCGGTGACTTGGAACTGGAGTCCGTGCTGGACTCCGATTACTTTTTTGCCTGAATCAATCCACGGATGGATTGGTTCCATGGCTGCACATGGAGGAACAGTGACCCCACCAGACAGAAACACCATCGGCCACTACGAGAACCTCGCTGCCTTTCTGCGGCAGTACGACCAGTACGACCCGAGCCTGACGATCTACGCAGCCGAGTTGCTGGCGAAGGGCATCCGAGAGTCTCTGACGGCCAAGGCAACACTCAAGAAATCCTGAGGAGGATAGATGAAAGTAAACGAAACCCCTGTCGTCTCCCGCGAACCAACTCCCGAGCGAATCACCGTCGAGATCGAGAACACTGATGAGCTGGTAGCTCTGCGATGGGCCTTACACGCCGCGACCTCGAACGGTGTCCTCGGTGACCACTTCCGAAGCTCCTTCCCGTTCGCTGGGGAAGAGATCGACGTAGAGGCCCAGATCGAGGGCATGACAAAGCTCGCCAGAGAACTCGCTGATGAGCTTAACGGTCTCGGTCAGCCTGACAGCCGGACTAGCTGGGAGTGGTGATGAACAGCTTGCTGTCCATCGCAGACCAGACCCGCTGGGCGAGCAATGCCTCACGGCTGCGCCAGCCTCTTGTGCGTCTGGTCTCCGCGAACCAAGACGAGCCGCCGCACCATCAGGTGCTGACCCCGGCTCTCGCTGTCGTCCTGATGGCGAAGGCTACCGGCCAGAACCCACACGAAATCATCAACCAGACCGTGCGAATGGTCAGCGATGTTGATGGCCCCTTCGCTACGCAGTGGAGGGCAATGGAGGAGTACGTCAAGCATGAGCTACGACGACATTTCCGGTAACGACTGCATCCTGAACCACTTCGAGAAGGTGTTCTGCGCAGCAGCAGTCGAGTACGCAGTCGAGCGCGATGTGAGCTTGCCGAACCGGCAGGCCCTCTTCGAGCTTGGCATCGATCCCAACCAATTCATCTTGCAGCTTGAGCGGCTACCCGTCCACTTGAGCGGCGACAACCCATTCATCTGAGGAGACCTATGAGCAAGTTGAAACTCCCCCGCTTCATGACCCCCAAGGGCAAGGCAGTGTACCCGCATCTCGTCGAGCCCGACACCAAGTTCGACCCGGAGGGCGTCTACAAGGTAGACCTCTCGATCCCCGCTGATGAAGCGGCCCCGCTGGTCGAGCAGCTCGAAGCGATCCGCGACGAGTACGTCGAGAAGACCTTGGACGAAGCCGAGGGTAAGAAGAAGGCTGCGCTGAAGAAGTTCACCGTGGCTGATGTCTTCGACGAGGAGGTCGATGACGAGGGTGAAGAGACGGGCAACCTGATCTTCCACTTCAAGCTGAAGGCCCATGTCGAGACCAAGTCCGGCAAGTCCTTCGATCAGGCCCCGCGCATCGTGGATGCGAAGAACAACAAGTTCCCCGAGGACAAGAACATCTGGGGCGGCTCCATCCTGCGTGTCGCTGGCGAGGTCTTCCCCTATGCCATGGCCGCGACCAAGGAGTTCGGCCTGAGCCTGCGCTGCAAGCACATTCAGGTGATCGAGCTGGTCGAGGGCGGCTCCGGTAGCTCCCCGTTCGACGAGGTCGATGGCGGCTTCGAGGTTGAGGACGGTGGCACCGACGCCCCGTTCGAGGCAGAGGAGGACGATGACCCGGACTTCTGATCCGGGTTACCGGTTGAGGAGATCGAGGGGAGGCAGGACTGTCTCCCTCATCCTCTACCTGAACCCCGTGCCTGCTTCAAGGCCGCGTGTCTCCAAGTGGGGCACCTACTACGGCAAGCGGTACACCCAATGGCGCAAGGACGCCGAGGCCATCGTGCCTGACCAGAAGAAGCAGAAGCTAACCGGCCCCCTATTCGTCGAGTTAGACATCATCAGCCACCGACCCCGCAGCACCAAACGACAGTGGCCGCTGGGGGACACCGACAACTACGAGAAGGCTGTCTACGACTTCCTGACCCGCAAGGGTTTCTGGAAGGACGACGACCAGATCGTACTTGGTTACACATCCAAGCGTTACGCCGAGGCAGGCGAGAAGCCCCGCTGCGAAATCCTCATCAAGGAGATCGACCAGTGAGGTATCGGAAGCTCGCCTCGGTGGATTACATCGCTATCCACTGTTCTGCCACCAAGCCCTCTATGGATTGGAGGCTGGCTGACATCCGAAAGACTCACATAGAGCGAGGCTTCCGAGATGTCGGCTACCACTTCGTGATTGGACGCGACGGCAAGCTGGAGCGTGGACGCAGCATGCGCCACCCCGGAGCCCACATTCGCGGATTCAATCAGCGGAGCATCGGCATCTGCATGGTCGGTGGAGTGACCGAGAAGAATCACAAGGTCGCTGAGAACAACTTCACCCCCGCTCAATTCCGCACCCTCCGTCGCCTGCTTTGGCGGCTGCACTCGCTGTGGCCCGAGGCTGACATCCAAGGTCACCGGGACTTCCCCCGAGTGACCAAGGCATGCCCGAGCTTCGACGTCGAGGCATGGCTGAGAGCGGGACTACCTGACGACGGTTCTAAATTCTGAGGAGACCTATGAACCAGCAAGAGAAGATTCTCAATCATCTCCGTGAATACGGACACATCACTGCGCTACAGGCCATCGGCGTGTATCGCATCTTCAACCTCAAGGGTCGTGTCTACGACCTCCGCGCCGCCGGTTGGAATGTTCAGACCGACATGGTCTCGGATGCTACCGGCAAGCGGTATGCCCGTTACCACTTGGGCCTGCCTAACCGCATCGAGACGCAGGAGGCAGCGTAGTGGCTGGCCCTCTGAGGAAAGACCCCTTCGAGGGCAAGACCGCCATCCGTCTCGCATTCGAGAACGCATGGGTTCCGGCTGGGCCTCCCTCACCTCTCGCCCGTCGCATCCTGAAGATTCTTCGGGGACGCGCAGGCACCTTCCGTGCGAACGGCTGGCGTGTGCTGCGCGGCGACAGGCTGGTGCAGTGGCAGGCCGAGCATGACATCAACTTCGGCAAGGAGCGTCTATGAACCTGAAGAAAGCTAAGGCACTGCGCCGCATGTTGCGAGCTGAGGGCTTCGATTGGAGGGACGCCAAGTACCAGATGATCCCGCATGAGCGGAGTGTCTGGGTTCCCGGCACGGGTCGCGTCCTCCTTCAGTCGTTCTCCGTGCGCCTGCACCTTCAGTCGGGCAAGGGCCTGTACCGAGCCGTGAAGCAGGAGGCAGCGAATGGATAACTACACCCCGCTTCGTCCTCCTATGTGGGATATCGAGGGCTACATGCCCGAGTGGAAACGCTTGGTCGAGGCCGAGGGTATGACGCTGGATGTCAGCTTCGACCTACAGGCTCAGGCCTACAGGGTGACCATCGCACACCCGGAGGCCGACAACTTCGCCTCCGCGTACTTCGAGAACTCCCCCAAGGAGCATCCCGCCAAGGACATCGACAGGATGATCCGAGGCTCCATTGAGTCACTCCTCGAAGCGGCATGACTGACGCAGGCTTCCTACGACATGAGCCGTGTCCCGAGTGCGGCTCAAGCGATGCGCTTGCTCGCTACGAAGACGGACACGCCCACTGCTTCGCCTACGGATGCTCCTATCGGGAGCGTTCAGATGGCAAGCCCCGCAAACCCGCAGGAGGAAAGCCTATCTCATCGAAGTCGCTGATCCCGCTGGAGGAGCAAGACATCCAGCCCCTCAAGAAGCGGCACCTGACCCAAGAGACTTGCGAGAAGTTCGGCTACGCCACTTCCGAGTTCAAGGGTCGCCCCTGCCAGATCGCCAACTACCGAAGGGGCGGCAAGGTGGTGGCACAAAAGGTGCGCCTCCCCGACAAATCATTCCTCTTCCTCGGCTCTGCTAAGGAAGCTGGCCTGTACGGTCAGCACCTGTGGCGCGAGGGTGGGCGCAAGCTCATCATCACCGAGGGGGAGATCGACGCGCTTTCCGTGTCCCAACTCCAAGGCAACAAGTGGCCTGTCGTCTCTGTCCCCACCGGGGCTAAGGGAGCGGCTAAGTCCATCGCCAAGGAGATCGAATGGGTGGACTCCTTCGAGGAGGTGGTCTTCGCATTCGACATGGATGAGCCCGGACAGGAAGCGGCCAAGGAATGCGCCGCACTGCTGACCCCCGGCAAAGCCAAGATCGCTTACCTCCCTGCCAAGGACGCCAACGATGCGCTCCAGAATGGCAAGGGCAAGCAGCTCATCTCCTCCCTGTGGGAGGCCAAGCCCTACCGCCCCGATGGGGTGGTCGATGTAGCGTCTGTCATCGACGACGCAGCCAAGCCGATCCAGTTCGGCAACCCATGGCCTTGGCCTACCCTAACCGGCGTCACCTACGGGAGGCGACGGAAGGAGCTGTACGGCTTCGGTGGTGGCACTGGCTGTGGCAAGTCCACGGTCTTCAAGCTCATCGCCCTGCATGTCATCGAGGAGGAAGACCTCCCCGTTGGCCTGATCTTCTTGGAGGAGCCACCGGCTCACACCCTGAAGACCATGGCAGGCATGAAGGTCGGCAAGCGGTTCCACGTCCCCGGCGTCGAGTACGACGAGTCGGAGATCAGGGAGGCCCTTGAGGAATTCAAGAACCGAGTCTTCCTGTACGACCACTTCGGATCGTCTGGCTGGGAGAACATCAAGGACAAGATCAGGTACATGGTTCGCGCTCTTGGAGTGCGGGACATCTTCCTCGATCACCTGACCGCTCTCGCCGCCAGCATCGACACCGACGAACGTAAGGCCATCGACAAGATCATGGCCGAACTCGCAGCTCTGACGCAGGAGTTGGACTGCACCATCTACTACGTCTCCCATCTCTCCACCCCTGAAGGCAAGCCCCACGAAGAGGGCGGCAGGGTCATGGAGAAACACTTCCGAGGTTCCCGCTCCATTGCCTACTGGAGTCACTTCCTGTTTGGCATCGAGCGTAACAAGCAGGACACCGAGGGAGTCATCACCTTCCGCGTACTCAAGGATCGCTACACGGGCGATGCCGCTGGCGTCACCTTCGGGCTTTGCTACGAGCGTGAGACCGGACGCCTGAACGAGTGCGCCCTGCCCGAGGAGGGCGGCAAGGAGGAGGAAGTCCCATGGGACGACGCTGAATTCTGAGGAGAACCATGTACGAAGACGAAGACCGGACAGACATCTTGCTGCGCCTCATCGGGCGCGTACTCACCCTTACCGAGAGGAATGCGCTGTTGGAGGAGAACAACAAGCGACTTCAGGAGCGGCTCTCCAAGGCCGAGGGCCTGCTGGATTTGGAGAAGCAGCACACCGCTTTGCTCCAGCGCAACCTCGACAACCTGAACAAGGTGACTGAATGAGGAACAACAACCGATTCACCCGTATCGTCAATGACGCTGCCTTCGTGCTGATGGTGGTGTCCGCTCTTGTCGGTGTGGGCGTCATTCTTGGAACGCTCTGGGAGGCATTCGCATGAAGCAGGCCCCCGACTACCTCAGGGAAGCCCTCGCTGTCTTAGAGCAGCGCGGCCATGAGCGAGACAAGCCTTCAGGCGAACGCTCGATGGAGCAGTGCGTGGACATCTTCAACGCGATGGCAGGCACCGACCTCAGCGAGGCCGAGGGCTGGCTCTTCATGCTGGCCTTGAAGATCAGCCGCTCTCAGGGTGGCGGCTTCAAGCTGGACGACTACATCGACCTCATTGGATACGCCAGCCTCCTGACCGAGGCGGCAGTCAAGGAAGACACACAAAGCGAAACGCAGAAGTTCGCCCCTTACCTCACTGCACTCAACCGGAATTGGCAAGGAGATATTCCTGAATGATTAACCCATCCCGCCTGTCTTGGCAGGCCCCTACTGAGAACGAAGACGGCACCCCGATTGACTACGAGCTGGTCTATCACCTCGGTGTTGAAGACCCGCTTGACGGCTCCTTCGAGGTGGTCGCGGAGTTCCCCGGAGACCTGAACCCGGACGGAACCTACCAGACCGACCTGTCACAGTTCTCTTTTGGTGACGGTCAGCACACGATTGCGCTCCGCGCTGTTCGTGCAGACCTCCCAACTCTCGTCTCTGCGTGGTCGAACGCGATCACGTTCGAGGTGGAGAACGACACCCCAAACCCTCCGATGAACCTCGCGCTCTCCTAAGAGACCCGAGGTTCTACATCGGGCTCGCGCTGCTGGCGATCATCGTCATCGTCGTGAGTTAAGTCACGGCAGAGTCTTCCCCTCTGCCTAGGCGAGGCCCCTAGGTTTAACCACACCCCGGGCAAGCACCTAGGGGCCTCTCCGCTTTACGAGGAGGAACGATTTGCTGGTATTCGACATCGAATCAGATGGTCTGCTGGACACCATTTCCAAAGTCCATTGCATCAACATCATCAACAAGGTCACTGGCGAGGAGCTTCGCTTCTCCGACCACTCGACCTATCTGAACACTGACGGTACTGACTCTGGCATAGCTACGCAGAGGAACGGCACCATCAACGATGCGCTCTGGATGCTGCATAACGCTGAATCAGTGGCAGGCCAGAACATCGTGGGGTACGACATCCCAGCCCTCAAGATCGTTTATCCATCATGGGCCGGGATCACTGGACGCATCTACGACACGAAGATCATGTCGCAGCTCCTGTTCCCCAACCTCAAGGACAAGGACTTCGCTGCCCTTGCCAAGCGTAAGCTCCCCGAGGACTTCAAGAAGCGAGGCCTGATCGGCACTCACAAGCTGGAGTCGTGGGGCCTGCGTCTGGGCGGCGAACTCAAGGCCGACTTCAACCCGAAGGACTACGGTCACACATGGGCCTCGATGCCCTTCACGCAGGAGATGGACAACTACTGCATGCAGGATGTCAGGACGAACGTCCACATCCTCAAGTATTTCCTGAGCCTTGGAATCTCCCTCGACGCTCTCTACCTCGAACAGCGAGTCGCTGCAATCCTGATCCGTCAGGAGACCTACGGCTGGTGCTTCGACGAAGAGAAGGCGCATAAGCTGGTAGCCGAGCTACAGGGTATGCGAGCTGAGCTGGAGGAGCAGTGCCGCGAGGCCTTCCACCCGTGGTATGCCCCGGACGGCAAGCGAGGAGGCCTGTTCACCCCGAAGCGCGACAACAAGCGCATGGGCTACCTCAAGGGTGTCGAGCTGGGCAAGATCAAGCTGGTGGAGTTCAACCCCGGCTCCCGGGATCACATCTCCAACCGGCTCATGGCGATCCACGGATGGAAGCCCACCGAGTACACCAAGGAGGGCAAGCCCAAGGTCGATGAGACGATCCTGAGTTCCCTCCCCTACCCCGAGGCCAAGCTGCTGACTCAGTACCTCACGGTGCAGAAGCGGCTGGGCCAGATCGCGGAGGGCAACAAGGCTTGGCTCAAGTACGTCAAGGACGGACGCATCCATGGGCGCATCAATCCCATGGGGACTGTCACGCGCCGCATGTCACATTACAACCCGAACATCGCTCAGGTTCCGGCCAACCGTGCCCCGTATGGTGCAGCATGCCGCAGCCTGTTCCGTGCCAGCCCCGGCAAGGTGCTGGTCGGCTGCGATGCTGACGGGCTGGAGCTGCGCTGCAAGGGCCACTTCATGGCCCGATGGGATGACGGTGCCTTCGCTGAGGCTGTCGTCTCCGGTAAGAAGGAGGACGGCTCCGATCAGCACACCATCAACCAGAAGCTGATCGGCCTGCACAGCAGGGACAGCGCGAAGACTTGGTACTACGCCTTCATCTACGGGGCGCAGGACTACAAGCTGGGCACGATCATTGTCGAGGACTTCCCCGACGAGAAGCAGCTCCGCTTCTACTCCAAGTACCCGTCAGGCCCCAAGCGAGACCGAGCATATCAACGGCTGGGCAAGCGTTCCCGAGATCGGATGATGGCAGGCCTGCCTGCGATGGCGAGGTTCATCGAGGCAGTCCAGAAGGCCGCATCCCGTGGCTGGCTGAAGAGCCTTGATGGTTCCCGCCTGCTGGTTCGCTCTCAGCATTCCGCACTGAACACGCTCCTCCAGAGTGCAGGAGCCATCGTGATGAAAAAGGCATTGGTCATCATGGACGACTTGTTCCAGACCGACCTCAAGCTGACCCCCGGGCAGGACTACGAGTTCGTCGGGAACATCCACGATGAGGTGCAGATCGAGACCACGGAGGAACACGCTGAAGACATCGGACGATCCGCTGCTGAGTCCATCCGACTCGCAGGAGAGCATTTCAACTTCCGATGCCCCCTCGCCGGTAACTACGCCATCGGCAAGACATGGGCAGAAACCCACTAGACACTCCCGCTATTACAACTCCATCACGGGCAGGGCCAACCGACTATGGCATGCCGCCCGGGCGAGAGCCCAGAAGCACGGGCTCCGCTTCACCCTGACGAAGGAATGGGTACTTGAGAGGCTGAGAGCTGGCCGCTGTGAAGTGACCGGCCTCGCCTTCGTACTCGACCAGCAGGGTCACCCCTACTCCCCCTCCCTAGACCGCAAGCATGAGGACTTCGGGTACACCCCGGAGAACACGCAAGCCGTGGTCAATGCATACAACTGCGCCAAGGGTAGCTGGGGCGACGGGCCGGTGGAGCTGATGGCCTACGAACTCTGCAAACGAAGAGGATTTCTATGAGCGAACTTAACAACATGAGAGATGAAGACGCAGTCCTGATCGAGAATGAACAAGGACAGGAGCTGGTCATCATCACACGCCGAGCGTTCGACATCTTACAGGCATGGGCCTCCTTGGGCATGGACGCTGTCCCTGACGACGACGACGAGAACGACATGGGCCTCGAAGGCCACCCGAGGTTCCACTAATGGCTCCCGCCATCAGTGCGGCCATCGGCGTCCTTGGCAGCATCGTCAAGGAGTGGTGGTCAACCCGTAACCGCATCAAGGAAGCCAAGGTGCAGGCAACCGTGGACGCGATCAAGACGCGCCAGCGGACTGTCGGCTTCATGGATGACTTCCTGCTGTACCTACACGCTGGCCCGATCATCGGCGTGTTCTTTCCGCAGACCCGTCCCTACGTCCTCGATGGACTTGAGGGGCTGGAGATGCTGCCCGATTGGTACTTGGTCGTCTGGTTCACGATGGTCGCTGGAGTCTGGGGTGTGCCCAAGCTCATCGACACCGCTGTCCCCAAGATCAAGAAGAAGTTTGACGGAGGTAACGAATGAGAATGTTCAGCCCCTATTTTCGCGTGTTTCTGGCAGGCACCCTGCTGTGGTGCATCGCCGCTTTCGGCTGTGCCAAGACCGTAGCTGAGGTTCCCAACATCAGCCAGACCACGCTGATCCTCAGCAACCCTGACACTGGCCGACAGGTGGCCGGGATCGCCAACGTGATCGGCCCCGATTCGCTGCTGATCTGCTTTGCTCGATACAACGAGCTGCCCAACGTGACGTGCCTGAACGTCGTTGGTAAGGAGAAGTCTGGGGCCTCGCGCCTTGCGCCGTATCCGACTATCGTCCTGAAGGGCGAGAGGGGCTCATGAGGACAGCCTTGATCGACGCAGACATCGTCGCTTACAAGGCTGCTGCCGTCTTCGAGGACATCTCCCCGTTCGACGATGAGAACCTGACGGTGTGGACGGAGCCTGAGCAGGCCCGTGAGGAGATCGACACCGTCCTCGCCTCCTTCTTGGAGGCCACCGACGCCGACAAGCTCATCATCTGCCTGACCGATCCGGTCACCGAGTGGCGCATGGAGTACGACCCCAACTACAAGAAACACCGTGCTACCGTGCGCCGCCCGGAGATGCTCAAGGAGCTGAAGGGCTACCTCGCGGAGACCTACCCGAGCTACACCCGGGCGCGGCTCGAAGCTGACGATGTCATGGGCATCCTCTCCACTCACCCCAAGTTGGTGAAGGGCGAGAAGGTGATCGTCTCCGAGGATAAAGACCTCAGGACGATCCCCGGGCTGCTGTACAACCCTCGCCGCCCCGAGCTGGGGGTCATCGACATCTCGACCCTCGACGCCGACAGGTTCCACCTGTGGCAGGCCATCTGCGGTGACGCCACGGACGGCATCAAGGGCTGTCCCCGGGTCGGCCCGAAGAGCGTGTACGCGGAGGAGATCATCTTCGCGGATCGTGAGGAGCTTTGGGACATCGTGCTTGAGGCATACGCCTCTCGCGGTCTCACCGAGGAGGATGCGATCCATCAGGCGCGGCTGGCCCGAATCCTGAGAGACACGGACTACAACTTCAAGACCAAGAAAGTCCGTCTCTGGAACCCCACATTTCTGTACTACTGAGGAGGTAGCTATGAGATGGAACACCCCACAATACGGAGCCGTGCGATGGAAACATCGGTTTCTCTGGTTCCCGTTGACGATTGGCGACGAAACCCGCTGGCTAGAGTTTGCCGAGTGGGAGGAGCTTCTCCTACAGGACTACTGCGGTGATCTGGAATGGGTGAAGGATCGGTGGCTTGACTGATGTTCAAAGTCTTCAACTACCGCTGCCCCAAGTGCGGCGATGAGGTGGAGAAGCTGACCAAGCCTGAACACATGGACAAGCAGCGTTGCCTGAGCTGCAACACCAAGCTGTTGCGCCTCCCACCGGCAACCCGCACCCACTTCAGGTTTGCTGATACCAAGCTGAAGCGATGAAGCAGTCGCGGCTGGTCTCCTTCGTGGAGTCCGTAATCAACGTCGCGTCTGGCTTCCTCCTCGCCCTGTTCCTATGGCAGGGCGTACTCGCTCCAGCCTTCGGCATCCCCATGACCTTGGGCGAGAACATCATCATCACCACCGTCTTCACCACTGCCTCTGTCATCAGGGGCTACCTGTGGCGACGGTTCTTCAATGCCAACCTACATCGCGCACTTGCGCAACGACTGACGAGACCCCGGTAACCCCTTGGTGCCGGGGTTTTTTTTGCTAGGTGTATTCCTAAGTGAACACCCCCTGAGGAGTGTATGAATAACAAAGAGCTATATCTCCCTGTTTATGCTGAGGAATTGGTGCGTCTACTGGACGAACGATTCCCTCCCAAGTGCATCGGTAAAGGCCAGACGCCTGAGCAGGCACACCGGTATGCGGGGAAGAGAGAACTAATTGACCACCTCCTGTGGCTGCGGAAGCAGTCCGAGGAGAATGACTTAAGGAGCGAATTGAATGTGCATGGGAGCCCCTAAGGTTGAGGCACCAGAGCCTCCCAAGGAACCGGAGTACATGCGTAACCCCTACGAGCGCAACGCTGAGTCGATTGCGCGGGCTATGCGCAGCGGCCCCGGCAACATGCGGGTTCCCACTGGACTTCGACTTGGATTCAGCGGACGCAACGCCGCATCACCGACATCAGCTACGCGAGGCCCTGCGGGTAATTCCGTGATGGGTCGCTCCTCAGGCACAGGCCTAGGTGGGGCTCGCTCTGGTGTGAACTCCGGGACGGGCGGCACCAGACGTGTGCCCCGCTCAACTGTACCGAGCAACACCCAGACACGCTAACTGAGAGGACACTATGAGCTTTGCGAGAGAACGATGGGAGGAACTAGACTCCCGCCGCGACGGCATCCTAGATCGTGCCCGTCAGTGTGCGGAGTTGACCATCCCGTCACTCCTGCCGCCTGAAGGGCATGAAGAGGAGCATGACCTTCCGACTCCATACCAGAGTCTGGGGGCGCGAGGAGTCAACAACCTCGCATCCAAGCTCCTCCTGGCCCTCCTGCCTCCCGGCAACGCCTTCTTCCGTCTCGACATGGACGACAGGCTGGCCGAGGCTTTGGGCGAGAAACAAGAGCAAGTCGAGAAAGGCTTGCGGAAGTTGGAGAACCGCGTCGTCAAGAGCATCGAGGAAGGAACCCTCCGCTCGACGCTGTTCCTTGCGCTTAAGCATCTGATCGTCACCCCCGGCGCACTGGTCTACCTCCCGAAGAAGGGTGGAGCCCGGATGTTCCGCATCGATCAGTTCTGCGTACTGCGTGACGCTGACGGCACCGTCCGCGAGATCGTGGTGAAAGAACAGATTCATCCGACTTCCCTCGACGAACAAACCCGGGAAGCCTGCAAGGTCATCATCGACAAGGATGGCACGAAACAGGTGAAGCCCGTTGATGTGTTCACCCACATCAAGCTGGAAGATGGACGCCACGTTTGGAATCAGGAGATCAACGATCTCGAAGTTCCCGACTCTAAGGGCTCCGTCAAGGCTGACGAATCTCCGTGGATTGCTCTGCGCTGGCAGGGCAGTGTCGGGGATGACTACGGCAGGCCGCTGGTGGAAGAGTACCTCGGTGACCTCCGTTCGCTGGAGGGCCTGAGCAAGGCCATCGTGGCTTTCTCTGCGCTTGCGGCGAAGATCATCTTCCTCCGTAAGCCCAACTCCCAGATCAACGCTGAGGAGATGGCGAATGCGGAGAGCGGCGACATCATCTCCGGCGACATTGAAGACATCTCTGCCCTGATCCTTGAGAAGTATCCAGACTTCCAAGTGACCAAGGCGACCCTCGATGACCTGACCCTCAGGTTGAGCCATGCGTTCCTCTTGCAGAGCGGCACTGTCCGTGATGCTGAACGTGTGACTGCCGAAGAGATCAGGGAGATGGCGCAGGAACTGGAGGACGTCCTTGGTGGCGTCTACACCGTCCTGACGCAGGAGCTTCAGCTCCCCTTGGTGAAGCGGATTCTGTCCGTGATGAAGTCCAAGGGAGAGTTCCCGAAGCTGCCCAAGGTCAAGGGACAGGACGCGATCAAGCCGATCATCGTCACTGGCTTTGATGCGCTTGGTCGAGGACACGAACTGAATCGTCTGAGACAGATGATCGGGGACATCGGTGCTGTGAAACCCGCAGCTCTTGAAATGTTCCGTGACGAATGGCTGATCGAAATGTTCGCCATCGGTCACAACGTGGACATCTCGGATGCCCTGAAGTCTGACGAGGACATGCAGGCAGAGCAGCAACAGGCCATGGTTCAAGACGTGGCTTCCAAGGCTGCTGGCCCCGTCGCCGGTCAACTGGCGAAGGGAATGACAGAAAACTAACTGAAGGAGGAGAGCATGGCTGACGCCAAGCCGAGCCGTCCTTCTGCTGACCACCGGACAGTCCCGGCCCCCGTTGGGCCGGGTGTCCTGCGGCTTCCCAAGCAGAAGAACGTCACTGAGAAGAAGATC